ACACTCGTGTTTATCTTTACGTAATAATTTTCAGTGGTTCCTATTAACCGATAAAACTTACCTGCTGTTATTATTCCTTTAACCGTTACCAGTGATTTTAGATACATCTTTTATCTTTTGTTTGTATAGTTCTATTATTTCTTTTAACTCTTCTCGTGTGTACTTTCGTGTTTTCATAGCGTCAACACTTAAATGCTCGAATTCCTCAAATCCAAGTTTAATTAAGAGTTTTTCACGGTAATTAAGTAAATTTCCCGAAAGAAAAGTATTACAATGTTCACATTGCAGATGCACATTTCTCTCGTCAAACCTTACTGCTGTGTGTGTACCTGCGGAATAGAAATGCCCTGCGTTCTCTTTCTTTGGTTTTTTGCCACATGAAATACAATTCTTTCCTTGATCACGAAGACGGATGTACTTATTAAAAGTTTGCTGCGCTATCTTCATGTAATCCTGAACGGTCATTATGTCCTCTTTCATCTTTTTCTTGTTCTGCTTCCAAAGTTTCTCTTTAGTTTCACAGACCATTGCTCTTATACATTCGTCTTTTTGACAATACTTTTCCAGCGTTGAACGAATGGGAGTAAATCTTTCTTGACAGTTACGGCATTTTTTCATACGTCAAAATCAAATATTGATACTTGGTTAATGTCTTTCTTTTTAATTATGCCCAAAGCAGTTTCAAATATTGTTCTACCTGCTTCATAATCTACCAGGTTACGAGCCATTTTAGTCTTATTCTGCTCCCCATTATATTTTGTAAAGTCGTAATCATGGAATTTGCACAATTCACTAAACTCATTTTTAGTTTGTGTGAGTTTAAAATGTCTATCTCCTAAATCTCCAGGCAAATTGAAGTTAGTCCAATATAAATGGCGACCTCTTTTATGTGCTTGAATTAATGGTTCATAATATGGTATTACATTCTCAATTACATATTGCCCTTTAAAGTGGTGCTGTAAAAATAGTATCTCCTGGTAAAGCATCATGTTAGGATATTCAGGCAGCGTTTGACCATGCGCCCAAAATCTTGCACGGCTATGACTTGGGCAAGGTGGACTACTCCATATAAAATCAAAATCTTTGTAATGGTCTAATAAATATTGATGAGCATCTGCAACTATTACTTCGTCATTTGGGAAACGCTCTTGATATAATCTCGCAGCTTCCGTATCAAGTTCCACAGCTGTTACTTCTATTTCTATACCTGCTTCTTTAGCTACTTCATCCCACTTGTATCGGTTACCACCTAAACAAGCATATAAGTTTAAAATTTTCATAGTTCTATTCCAGTTTTTGTTAGTTCTTCTACTATTCTCTTCAGCTTTAGGTTCTCTAAATATAACTTCGAGTTTATCTGAATCTGCTCCTCAATAGCTTTATTTTGCATTTTAACGAGTTCTGACGATACTTTAAGGTCTTCGATGATAGTTTCTATACCTTTTCGTTTTTTCTCGCTTAAATCTTCTAATTTTAGCCTAAACAACATTTTGTTTATCGTTAGGTCTATGTTTATTAGTGCTAATGTGTAATCTACCATAGTTCGTGTTTAAAATAGTTTTTCTTGTAAAGTATAATTATTTACTCGTTTAATACTTTCATTAAAATACTCTTTATTTATTTCACATGAAACACCACTTCTTTTTAAATCATGGCACATCTTCATTGTTGTTCCACTTCCTCCATAAGGATCAAATACAATATCATTTTCATTACTATATGAATGAATCAAATCTTTAACTAATTTTTCAGGCATTACAGCAGGATGTGATGTTTTGTCGTTTAAACTTGTTACATATTTCCATATGTTTGTTCTTGGTGAAAATTCAGATACTTTTTTAATTTTACCATCATATGAAGATTGACCTGCATATTTATTTTTTTTATCACAAATTAAATTTACTTGTTTTGGATTTTGTTTTGAAAATACAAAAACAAATTCAAAAATATTTGTATATAAATTTCCGCTTTTCTTTGCATTAAATGCTACTGAATTTTTTTCGTAAATTAAATATTGATGCAAATTAAATCCAGCATCTATAAATTTTAATACTTGTTTAAGTGATGAACAAGAATAAGAATTTTGTATTTTTTCATCAAATACATTCCAGCATAAATATCCATCATCTTTTAAAATTCTAAAAAATTCACTATAAATATTATCATTTATATTACTATCATATTTTCTTAAATTGTCATATGGAGGACTTGTAAGTATTAAATCAAAAAAATTATTATTACAAGTACTCATATATTCAATATTATCTATATTAATAATTTCTATTCTATCAGTTAACTTCATATTGTTCGTGTTTTTATAGTCCGCAGTATCCTGAATCACAATCTTGGAAATCTGTGTCGAACAAATCTAATTGTAATTTATGGTTCTTTATTTTTTCGTAAGTAATTCCTTTTTTAAACGTACATCCGTTTTTTTGTTCCTGTTCAACAAACCAATTAAATTGCTTTTCAGCTTTCTCGCTCATGTGCTTTAACATAATTTCATTTCTATGGAAGCACCCTACACAATTATTTCTATAAGCAAACCTAACATTTTTATCACTCCAGAAATTCTCTATCTTGTCTTTAAAGATTCCGTTTTCTATAAGTGGAAAAGCTGATTTTCTATATGGCAATTCTTTCCATTGGTTTCTTCCGTTTTTTTCTCCTACCTTGAATTTAAAATTTTCAATACCATTTACAGAACGTTCTATCATTGTCTTCGCTCTGCTCATTTCATTGGCTCTAAATCCTATTCTCATTTCAACTGGTAAATCCGTATTTTCATAACACCATTGAGCAATTGGTTCAACTTTCATTTTAGATGTACAAAAACGAGTCATTATATTTGGTAAATATCCACCTGCTTTGTCAATTACATTTTCAAAAGTCTTATCACTTAACCATACTATCTCCGTGCCTAACATTTGTTCAAGATCAAGCATTGTATAGATTATAGTATCTTCTTCTAAAGTACCTATGAAATCATGTCCTATCCTATCACTAACTATCTGCCTAACTTTAGCGTCAGGGAATAAGCATTTTGTATCGTTTGTTCTTATTAAAGCAAATATATTGTAGTCTGCTGGGTAGTGTACTGCTAAATAACTTGATGTTTTACCACCGCTCAAAGAATTTATTGTTGTCATAGTGTTCGTTTTTAAAAAGGTAATTGATCGTCAAATTTAATATTTGCATTTAAAGGCTTATAAAATTCTTGCATTTCATTTGATAAAACATTTTTTGTTCTTATCTCTCCTTTTGGTGCTGCATAGATATGTTTATGGTCATTTGGTGAGACTACATCTATATCATAGTACGTTAAAGAGTTAATATCAAAATGTAATTCAGCTTTACCAATAGAACCTACACTACGTGGCTTAATCTTATTAAAATATATTTCAGCCATGTTATGCATAATATCAGGTCTATGTACCGTAATCATAGATTTTCCAGAATTAAACCATTCAGAACCTCCTTTTAAATCATAAGGAGATGGTGGAGTTCTTTGTCCATTTACTTTTTCAGTTAGTTTTGGATGTATAATAGTATGTAAATGTAAATTGTGCTGTTCTGCAATATGATTTCTATATGGCAAACAAAATTCTAAATAAGTTGCATATCCTCCATATTCATCGTAAGGATGGCTCATGTCTTTCCAACTGTCAATACTTGCAGTATGTAATTCTCCTTTAGATTTTATTTCAGCAGCCATGTCCCAAAATTGCATTGGAGTAAGTTTGGCTTTTACATCTATTTTAGTCAATACTTTGAAATGTTCCGTTACCCATTCTATTTCTCTTTCTATATCTGAATCAGTAATAGTGTTAGGTTTTTTAGGGTCAAAACTTTTATTCGTCTTTTTGTGGATAAAATCAGCAAGTATTTCAACGTTATTTCCAACGTCAGGAAAATATATTAAATGCTTCCACCCATAAAACATAGAAGTATTCATAAGCAACTCCATTAACACTTGAGTTTTTCCGCTCATTGGGAAACCTGTCCAGTCTGTGCATCCTCCTAACTGCATTGAGTAATATTTATCTATTTGCTCAAATCCTAAATAAACACCTCTATCATGATAGTTGTCTCTGTGTTTTTTTAGTTGTTTAAGAACGTCGCTTGGCTCCGTTATCTTATATCCATCTATTGCCATGCTGCTTTAAATTTTTCTTGTTCTTGTTTTGGTAATGCACCTCCAAATTTAGCAGAATTTTTAGACCATGTTTTTAACCTTCTTTCTATACTCCATGTTCTTTCTAATTCATACTTCATTTTTTTGTTGTTTAAGGTCGTTTCACTCCAGTAGTCATAAAACTCTCTAATCATATCCTTACCATAAATATCAACAAAAGGAATTAGGATTTCAGCAAAAGACTTTTTGCGCTGTTCTATTGTTTCTTGTTTATTGTTTAATTGTTTATCTATACTAACAGTGCTTTGACTGTGCTTTGTACTATGCTTTTGCAGTGCTTTGTCTAGTGCTTTGGTAGGTGCTTTGGTATTTTTTACAATAGCAACTATATTAGAAGAGTATTGATTTTTACTTACTTCTACCATTTCAATAAAACCATATTCAACCAAATCATTTAAACCAGCTGAGTATGTTCTCCAGTTCTTAACTCCTATTGCTTCCATTACCATTTGAGACGGAAGTCCGAATTTATCTTTCCATCCTAAACGATTACAATGCTCAATGGAAAAATAATATATAGCATAGTGAATAGGTTTGATTTTATCAGGATTAGTGAAAGCCCAATCACAAAAGTTCCTGCTTAATTCGTAGCTATTCATGGTTTAATGCATTGAATATTTTTAATATTAATAGAAACTCTATAATCTGCCTCTATACCCATTGATTTATTCCTGTGTCTTACTTCTTGATTGTATTCAACTAATTCAATCCAATCTCCTTTTCTTTCTTTGTTTAAAATCTCGTCAAAAGATTCTTCTACATTAAGAACTCCATTTGTTAAAACAATTTTTGCCATAATAATAATTTTAAATAACAAACCCCGATAAATCCGTAGGAGTCTCACGTCTACTTCATTATCAGGGTTCAATAACTTCTTGAGGTTAACTATGTTTGAGACTCTAACCTTGCAGCAAATATAATTAAATTTATTTACATACTAAAAGGGTAAACCAGAACTTTCGTTTCTAATCTTGTCCGAAGTATTCTCCATCTTTTTAAATGGTTCTTGTATCTTACCAGAGAAAAACTTACCAGCTTTACCTTCTTTGATCCATAGGCTAATTTCTAATTCTCTTCCGTCTACGTTAATAGTTCCTCGGTAGTCAGGATGTTTCTCGTTTTCTTTCTTGTTATTCTTAAAAATAACCGCCGTGTTCGTGTTGTCGTAACTCATTTTACTTTTGTTTTTGATTATTAAATTCTTGTTTTAAACGCTCCAAATATAAGCAGAAATCCATAGCTTCTTCCTGTGCGTGTTGCAGCCATTCTAACGTACTTAAATCTTCTCTATTAAGTGTTACTCCGTATTTAGCTATTCCAACTTCTGATCGGTCTTTAAATTGCTTAATAACGGATTCTACTATTGTGTCTTTCATAATATACTTTTTAATGTTTCGTAATAGTCTCTTGCTATCTCTACTTTTTCTTTAATCTGCTCAATAGATTTTTCGTCTTTCTCTACGATGAATCTTTTAATACGTAGTTCGTTTGGTAAGTGATCAAAAATGTGTTGGCTCTGTACTGCTTCACGTAAGTCTAAATCCTCATCTATTAATCCTGCTTTCCAATGCGCTCTGCGTACCTCATCCTCTACGATTTGGTGCGGGGTGTTCATTAGGCAGTACACTAATTCAGCTTTATCCATTCCTGTTAGAAACATATAGCCTTGAAGCTGCCAAAAGTAATCCTTATTCTTTAACTCCGTGTCAAACATTGGAAACGTTGAGCCATCCCATGAGCATTTAATGTCTGCAAGTAAGTCTTTTGTAATTACATCGGGTTCTCCTGTTAACCATTCGTTATTGTAACGCTCCGTGTTTTTAACAACAAAATCCCAACCTAATACTTGACCTGCAAACTCTATTGCTTCGTCTTCCATTTGTAGACCTTTGTCTGTGTATCTGCTCCAAAACTCTTTGGCTATTCCTAATTCCTTTTCTTTAAAGTAGTCTTGAATATAAGTCTTTGCAGTTTCAGATAACAACTCCGATTTATTTCTCGGAGCCGTCATAAGTTTTCCTATTGCTGAACATCTAACTATCATAGTGCTTGGATTTGTTTAGATTGTTCAGGTGTCAATGTGAATCCGTTTATTGCTTTTAGAAACTGATCTTTTGTAATCTCACCTTTAAATACCATGTTCATTCCTGTTTCAAAACGTTCGTTAGGGAATGGCTTTTTCTTTGTAGTCTCACCAACAGCATCCGTGTCTTTGTCTGTTACAAGCCCTAAAATCTGACTGATACCATAACGTCTAAAGTAAGTAAGCTGTGAACCATAAGACTGGAAGATGTTTTGACCTTTTAACTCTACGTCAGGCATTAAACGTAACGAAGTTTCTAAAGTCTCACCGCTCTCCACGTGGAATACTACCGTAGTAAGATAGTCAATACCTTCTTTGTGGTTAGTTAACTGCGTGAATCCTAATCCGTGTTTTTGTAGTAGTGGATTGATTACGTTAAAGATTGCAGGAAGATCTGCATACTGGTAAGCAAAGTTACCGCTACCTGCTGTAGTCGCTTTGAAGATTACAGGCACTTCTTGTTGGAATTCAGCCAACGCTTTAAATAAATGTTTCATAGTGTTTAATTATTTATTGTTTACAAATATACTACTTTTCAACGAAAGCAAGTTTAGTTTTGATTAATTTTTCAAGGTGCATAAGTGAATTAACCTCACGCATTCCTATTTCATCGTTGTACTCTATCTCTTGTTCTATTAGGTCAACAATTTTGTTTACTTTTTCATCTAAAGACGGATTCCATTTTCTGTCCTGTACACACTTTAAAGAATGAACTACGGTTGAATGATTGTGTCTAAAGAAAGAACCAGCTTCAGTAAGAGAGTTATATTCCATAGCGTACCAACTCATACCTATCTGTCTCCATTGCATCACTTCTTGTTTACGATTCTTCTGTCTTAAATACTCAATAGAGAAAGGACAAGCTATTAAGAAATCCTCAAATAGAAATCGTTTGTTTTTACCGAATGTTTTTTTCGTCTTTCTGATCGTGTTTAGTTCGTAACTCATTTTAATCTTGTTTTAAGGTGTATTTTGTATTATAATAATCTCTATTAAATCTGTATTTATTTGAAGAGTCTGTATATCCGCTTGAGTAGGACTCTATTATCTGCTCTTTCTCCATTTCTTTGGCTTGGTTTATTACATTATGTATAGCATCATTGTTTAATTTTATACCATGTAATGTCAAATATTCAACTAACCATTCTACTGCTGTTTTCATATCTCGTGTATATCTGTTATTAATCCTTTCCACATTGTAAAGCGTTCTTTAGCTTCGTCTCTTGTATAGGCTCTTACTATTAAATAGCGTGTCTCCCACTCTTTTAGTTTTACCTGATAGGTTATTTTATAGCTTCTCATTTTTGATCTCTGAAATTCTGTTTACTAACTCTGCATTATAATTGTTCCAGTACCTTTTTAAGTCTCCGTGTCTTACTCCGTTGTTAGGGATGAACTCGTTTTCTAATGTCGTAGGCTTTACGTGTTGGTTAAATGCCTCTGTTACTTTCTTAAATACGTTACGTGTTTTCATAGCGTTGTGTTTTGGTTGATTCTGTGTACTAATACTTGGTAGCTTCTCCATATACGTTCTACTACTCTTTCTTGAAATTCAATTTCCTCATCTGAATGCTGCGTGAATCCGTTAGGGATTGCCATCTCTACATTCCAGCGGTTCATCGAATCCACTTTCTTTTGTGCTTCTTGGCACAACTCCAAAATCTGATTGGCTTTTTCGTGAAGTTCTAACGCTTCTTTGAGTTGTTTTTTCATAGGTGTTTAATTAAATTGTTTCAGCAAATGTAAATACATTTTGTTTATAACTCCAAACTTTTGCACAATTATTTAATTAACATTTGATTGTTAACAACAAAAAAACCCTCCGAAGAGGGCTTTCAAACATTAAACACTATACCTAACAAAGACTCTATGAAGTCTCAAAGTTATAATTTATTTCGTAACCTATCCTTTATATATTGAGAATATATTTTTTGGTTTATAGTATAAGGCTTATTACACTCCTTGCATTTCATATTATGGCGGATCGTTCCTATTGCCGTAGTGTAAGTCTTACGAAGTTGGATGTTAGAAGATGCGCATTCAGGACAGCAATACTTTTCTTCGTATTTAAGAGCAGCGTAATTAACTTTAGGCTTTTCGTACTTATTCAT